AAAAGTTATGATAATTTGACTAGTAGTGTAATGATGCCAGTGATCAATACGCCAATGATAGTTGTGCCGATGGCTATCATTGTTTTATAAGGATTCGCATCTTCCCCTTTGGGTGCGGACTGCTCCTTGCTTTGATTTGCTTGAGTTGTAGCCAAGACGGTTTTGATATCGACGAGGTGTTCCTCGACTCTATCCATACGGTCTTCTAGGTGATTTAGTTTAGCTTCCAAACTCGCATACCTTACAGCACAAATCTCTACGTGTGCTTCTAGGTTCTGCTTTTCTATTTCTGTAGCAATCATTTTTCTTCTCATAGTTGGTAGATGCTCGTTGTAGTGATTGTTTTGATAATGAGACCATAATGATTAACTAAAAAGCGGGTGCCTGAGTGAAGCCGTAAGCATCTTATACGTTATTTATATCCCAGTAACCTTTCTTAAAGTATACATTTTTTATTACGCCGTATGGGTAAAAAATTGGCAACATAAAACGTGCTGACTCATTAAGCCCACAAATAACTGGTACTTGATCAAATGCTTCTGCCAATCTACCGACAGGGTTATTGCCAATGGCAAATACGTCACTGTGCTCTACCCCAAATTGCCAAACCCAAACTGTATGCTCACCTTGAAAGTATTCTCCAAATTCAAGCCATTCAGTGTGTGCATGAGTCACCACAGGAGGTTGCAACTCAGTGGGCTGTGCCACTAAGCTAATTGCCTGCAACATTGTTTCGTAGTTACGATGTTGATCACGTTCTAATGTATCTACCCCACGAGTTACCCCCGTCTTGGTGATATCAACAAGAGTATAAACTCGGTAGTATTCAATATTAGAACTCATGCTTTATTTAGCCAACAAAAAACCTGCCGAAGCAGGTTTTCTGAATAGTGTGTTTAACTATTAAGCTAAGCCGATACCACCAGCAGATGTAGTAGCTGTGATAGTGATTGCAGAAGCAACACCAACGTTACCCAAAGCTGCCAAAGATGCTTGTGCAACTGTGTCAGAAACCCAGCCGCTACGCTCAACAAGAACGCTCAACTTTGTACCGTCGATTTGATAAGCCAACACTGTAGCGTTACCAGAAAGAGTACGCAATACAGTCTCAACTGCACCGCCAGTTACCAAGTCGTTAGACAAGTTTGCACTTGCTGTGATCTTGTAACCTGTCAAAGGTGCTGCAATACCTGTGTTGATAACAACACCGTTTGCAAGGTTGCGACCTGCGTCTACGTTAACTACGCCACCAGCGTCACCGTTTACTCGTGTAAATACTGCCATTTTAATTCTCCTAATATAAATGAGTCTTCAAGACTTCATACTTTTATTTAGCACAGGTCTCAAAAAACATTAAACTTGTGCTCTTCCCGCGAAGTTTGCGGCACTGAAAACTCCACGATTTACCAACTTGATAAAGCCGCTGGGGCTATCAATATTGAATCCTTCGCCCTTGGGCACATCGCCCACGAATTGCTCTACCCCTGCTACTTGAGGCTCTAGTTGTTGCAAAACAGCTTGTTTTAGTGCAGCAATTGAGCTATAAACTCGGTCTAGCGCTTCAATAATAGGCATATTTTCCTCGCTTGTGATAACAGCAAGCTGTGGACGTGTTAGCTTAGATTGTAGCCATGCTGAATCAACAGCTTGGCCAGTTACTTTGCGATTGTAATATGTCTGTAGTGTGGCCTTACTGGCGCCAGTGATTGAGCCCAAGAAGTCATCGCCTCCAAGACTTTGAAACTTCTTGACTGCTGCGCGGGCTGCTGTTTCTACTTTGACTGGACGCTTTAACTTGAACGTAAGGCCCATATTACCAGTGAACACTGTGCACCACTGATTACTATTAACAAGTCCCTCTAGACCGTTCATGCTACGACGACCGACCAATGGCGTTTCTTTGTTGTTCTCTACGTCAGTACCAATCGTATGTACAGCAACGCCCACTTGGCGACCAGCGATCTTGTGACCGATATCGCTGTCTGCTGGCACACGATAAGTCACCCCATATGGGTTGGGTTTGAATACATACTTACCGTCTTGCACTTCTAGTGGATCAAACCACATCAAGTCGCCCTGTACAAACCCTCGAAATGTGGGTGGGCATATAGAGCCTATGGCATTGAATACACCTGCAAGTTTTCGTCCCACTTCAACGTTCTTACCGTTCTTGACATAGAAATCAAGCAACTCTTGTGCTGTTGTGACCTGTGCTCCAGGTAGACCAATATACTCTTTGTAGTTCATAGTGAACATACCGTCACTGGTTCTGCGTCCAAATACAATAGCTGGACTTCCATCCCACTTGATGGTCACTGTCTGTGGTTGTTCAACCGCACTAATAATACCATTGATAGCATCAAATGCACTGTCGCTGCCCTGAAAGATAAAATCTTCTGGGTGGGGCGTTCGTGCTTCTGTGAGCATCTGAACAAACTCAAATAACTTAGCCATTAAAATATCCTTTTACTGTGGCAAGACCCTGCAAGACTTTTTGTTTGTCTTGTTCTGCACGAGCAATAGCTTGTGGAGTTTGCGCTTTGTCACGCTTGGCAGCATTAACATCAAGCATGGCTTTTTCTTCGTAACGTGCAACAAACTTACTCAAGAAGTCTTGTGCATCAGTAAAGTTAGCAAGATCGCCCTCGCCGAACATTCTGTTAGCTTCGAAACTATTTGCCAGACCCTTGACACCGTTTACCATATTACGAATGCTGACGTTATCAATGCTGACGCCCCTGTATTTGCGAAGTCTTGGATCGATAATCGGGTGGGGTATTCCCTGCTGCTCTGTTTCGTACAGTAAAATGTCGAGCAAGAATGTCGTTGGCTCTGTTGTGACTGTGACTGTCTCTGTGTTCTTCTGCTTACTGAATGGCACGTGCTGCCCGTCGATGACTTTCAACTGTACGCCAGCGTGTTGAATACTCATGTCAAGTAATTCGCCCAACACACTGAACATATTGCCCGTCAACAAGCCCTTCATACCACGCTCTGGGGTTACTCTGGTAGCTCCCCACTTTTCAAGACGCTCTGGGTGCCACATAAAGTCAATCTGCACATAGTCAGATTTGCCAACTTGAAAGATTGGGTGTCCGGGTTTGCTTTCACTCATATCTACATAAGCAGGTTTCATTTCTTTTACAAATTGATCTGCTGCTGAGTTCCAGAAGTTTGTGAACTGACCATATGATTTGCCGGGTAATTCCTCGCCGATCATCTGTAAATCAATGTCCCCGTAAATTTTTTCAGGATCTTCTACAGTATCAATTTCATGATAGGCGCTTGACCCAGTTGGGCGACCTCTGCGAACATTGGGCATGTTCTTGGCGCTCAACCATGTATTAAAGTCAGCAACAAACTTGTCAACAACCTGTAGGGCCACGCTGACAATCCTTGGGTGTAGTACTGTGTTTTGTGTGAGTGTAGTATCCCAACCACCCTCTCTGATAATCTGTGAAATTTTCATTTTAGTCTTTGATTGATATATTTGAACCAGTTGCTTGGGTGTGCGCTTGCCTCCATCTGGGGCAATTGACGACCACTTTTCTCAAGGTATCCAGCAAAGTCATGTAACTTTGCTTCACGATTGGGGTCATTGCGTAGTGCTGCGATAGTGCTTTCTACGCTGGCCAAATCAGCAATTGTGCCCTGGGGCCCAAGAATTAAATGCGCGAATGTGCCTGGATCGGTGGTAACAAGTTCGTTGGTTGCTCTGTCATGAACCCCCGTCTGTACTGCTACTTTGATGCCCTGAGTCTTACCAATGCTGTTGAATAGCACTGCACGGTCAACTCCCTTGAACTGACTGTCTGCGGGCATTGCTGCAAGCATAAACTTACTCCACCCCATCTGAGTCAAGAAGTTAAAGTCTACTTGAACAAGGCCTTGTTTTGGATCTCCGTTGATTGGGCATTTGAAATGAATCTCAATACCTGTTTGATCAATCCAACCATCAAGCATGGCTGGGTTTCCACCCTTCTTCTTACGATTCAAAATTTGATCATCTGGGATGCCATTCTGTTTGCACCAGTTGACCAGAGTGCCCATGACTGCTTCTTTGGTAATCACATTGCTATCAATTGCCAAGTCAATATCACCAGACGTATCTTTCTGACCAGTACTACCGACCATAGCATCCATTAGACTCAACCCAGTGACTCTTTCAAGCCACTGAACTGTTGTTGGCACATCGTTTCTGTTGATACGTTGTGTAGCTGGACTTGCGTCAGCATGTTTGAATACGTTGCCGCCTTCAAGTAAAATCATTTGTTGCCTCTCATTTGTTTCCACAAGATAGCAGAGAAGTTTCTGCCTTCGCTTACTGGCATTGGAACTCCGGGATGTTGTGCTGCCCAAGCTGCTTTGACTTTTTCTTGATGGGCTGCTGCTGCGGCAGGACTGACACGACCAGTTTTATCTGTTAATGGGGCTGCTGGTTGTGCGACTGCTCCACTAGGAGTTACTGCTCCTGGCATTGCTGGTTGAATCTTTGGGATATTGCTTGCTGTCGCAGGAGCTGCTGCTGGTTTTTGTGCAGGATTAGTTGCGCCAGGAGTCGCAGGTCTAATAGTAGGACTTGCACCAGTCGGCACGTTGTAAGTTGCTTTGCCGTAACCAGTATTCTGACCCATTAATGCTTTGCTGAAATCAGGAGTTGCTGCCTTAGCTGCTGGCTCTGCTTCCATATCTGCTTGCGCCTGCGCCGCTGTTTTACCAAAATTCTTAGTTTGGATAGCAGCCGCTAACTGATCTTTAGTTGAGCCTGGTGGCAATCCAAACTTAGCTGATTGACGATCAAGTGCTGCTTGGTCAGTCCCTGGCTTTGCTGTCATAGCTGCTTGTGCGTTTGCTGCACCCGCTGCACGTTTAGCTGCCATAGCATCTGCTGTTGGAGCTTTAGCTGCCGATGCTGCTTTATTCTCTGCATCTTTCTGTTGCTGTGCAAGCTGACCTTCAATAGATTGTGCGAATGCTGGGTTGACTTCCCCGCCCTGAGCATCGTACCACTTGTCACCGCGTTTAGTATATTGATATGCTTTACCAGACTTGTCGTACATTGTATGCGAAGTTGAGTTAGTCTTGGTCTTTTGTGGTGCAAGACTGTGGCCCGCTGCACCAGCACCCTTACCATAACGCATGGCTGCTGTCACTGCGTCCGCTGCACCGTTAAGTTTATCCATCGCTCCAGGCGCTTGATTACCGCCAGTGGCAACATTTGTTTGCTGTGATGATGCTCCTTGAGATTGCGTCATTGAAGAACCGCCACCGCCTGTTTGTTGTACCGTGCTAGACCCGCCACCTGTTTGTTGTGCTGTGCTTGCCCCGGCAGCTTGACCAGTAGATCGTTGTGTGCTCTGAGTAGCAGAACCTGGTTGAGTTGTAGTAGGAATACCAAGTCCTTGGAAGATATCACCAATGACTGCTTGACCAACACCAGCATCTGTCATCAATTTAGCAATAGCTTCACTATCATTGGGCATCTTAGCCTTGATCCATGCTTGCTTTAACTTATCTGCTGTTACTTTGGTAGTTAGATTTTTGCCTTTTTGTTTTAGCCAATCCATCACCCCTTCAAATACTGCATTAACTCCGGCTTCTGTAAGAACAACGCCACCACGTGCTTTACCAAGACTCTCACGCAACATCCATGTACGTGCTGT